GCGCATTGGCCTGCATCAGCTCGGCCGGCTGGTGCAGCAGCGTCTCGAAGTTCTGCAGCGCAGTGCGCAGGCGCCGGTCGCCGGCAGCCTCGCGTGCCAGATCGCCCAGCAGCAGCGCCGCGCCGTCTGGCTCGCGCTGAATCGCGCGCAGTACATCCAGACACATCACATTGCCCGAGCCCTCCCAGATCGAGTTGACCGGCGCCTCGCGGTACAGCCGCGCCATCGGCCCCTCCTCGACATAGCCGTTGCCCCCCCACACCTCCATCGCCTCGCCGGTGACTTCCAATGCGCGCTTGCACACCCAGAACTTGGCCGCCGGGGTGACGATGCGTTTCCAGGCCGCCTGCAGCGGGTCGGTGTCGGCCAGCTCGAACGCGGTCGCCAGCCGCATCATCAAGCGGGTCGCCGCCTCGCTCTCCAGCGCCAGATCGGTGAGCACATTGCGCATCAGCGGTTGGTTGATCAGCAGCCGGCCGAAGGCCTGGCGATGGCGGGAATGGTGCAGCGCCTGTACGAAAGCCTGGCGGATCAGCGCGGTGCTGCCGATCACGCAGTCGAGCCGGGTATGGGTGGCCATCTCGATGATGGTGGGAATGCCGCGGCCTTCTTCGCCGATCAGTACGGCGTAGGCGTCACGGAATTCGACTTCGGCGCTGGAGTTGGAGCGGTTGCCGAGTTTGTCCTTCAGGCGCTGGATCTCGACGGCATTTTTACTGCCATCCGGCCGCCAACGCGGTACGTAGAAGCAGCCGATCGGGCCGTCGTCGGCATTGCCGAGGCGCGCCACCACCAGGTGGGCATCGCACATCGGCGCCGAGAAGAACCATTTGTGGCCGTTGAGCCGGTACTCGGCGCCACGCCCGCCGCCGGCCACCGGCACCGTCCAACTGGTATTGGCACGCACGTCCGAGCCGCCCTGTTTCTCGGTCATGCCCATGCCGATCAGCATCGAGGCCTTGTCCGGCCAGGGCAGGTCGCGCGGGTCGTGCTGGCGCGCGTACAGCTTAGGGCCGAGCGCGGCGAACAGCGCGGTCTCTTTCTGCAAGACCGGGATCGCGGCGAAGGTCATTGTGGTGGGGCAGAGCGAGCCGGACTCGATCTGGGCCTGCAAGAAGTAGCCGGCGGTACGCGCCGCCCACACGCCGGGCTGCGGGCTGATCCAGGGCAGCGCGTGCAGGCCCTGGCCGCGCAGCAGCGACAAGAGCGCATGCCAGCTGGGGTGGAATTCGACGCTGTCGATGCGCTCGCCGGTGCGGCTGTGGGTGTGCAGTTCGGGCGGATTGCGGTTGGCCAGCGCACCGAGTGCCAGCGTGTGCGGCTGGCCGAGCTTGGCGCCGAAGCGGGTGAGTTGGTCGGCGTGACTATCGGCACCGGCATCGCTCAAGGCGCCCTGCAGCACCGGATCGCAGTCGAAGAGGTTGTAGTCGACCAGGTCGGGCACCTGGTTGAACACGGCATGGTGGCTTGGCGTAAGGCTCATTGTGATCTCCCCCTTGGGTGCAATGGCCCCCGCCACTGCGGGGCTAAGTCGCACCACCGCCGAAGACCATTGCACGAAACAGGCCGGATCGCTGCCGGCTTCTTGTAGCGTAGAGCATGGCCGGAACGCTGGTGTCATTTCGGGGAAGGGGCACGCGCCAGGGCTACACTATGAAAGCACCCTATCTCAAGGAGCTGACATGAGCCTGACCCCGTTGAACCCTCCGGTGGCGACCGGTGAAACCGGTGGCTTGCATAAGGAGCTCGCCAGCGTCGAGTCGGCGCTCGACTATGCATTGATCAAGATGGACAACGACGCATCGCCCCGTCATGAGCTGTGGGAAGCGGTGCATGATGCGCTGGCGACGGCGGCCGACACGAAAGCTGCGGCCGATATTGCCACCGCACGGCAACGGCTGGAGGCGGCCATCCAGGTCAACAACGACAAGGGGTGAGCTGCGAAGGCGCATGAAAAAAGCCCCGCCTAAGCGGGGCTTTTTGAGATCGGTAACCTGAATCAGGCGACGACGTCTTTCAGTGCCTTGGCGGCGGTGAACTTCGGCGATTTGCGCGCAGCGATCACGATCGCTTCGCCGGTGGCCGGGTTGCGACCGGTACGCTCGGCCGACTCTTTAACGGCGAACTTGCCGAGACCCGGCAGGGTGATGTCGCTGCCCGCTTTCAGCTGCTGAGCGATAACCGCATTCAGCGCGTCGAGAACGGCAGCGGTCTGAGCCTTGGTCACTTCAACTTTGGCAGCGCCAACGAGGGAGTCGATCAGTTCGGCTTTAGTCATTGTTTTGTATGTCCTGTTCGGGTTTGAGACGGTACGGCTTTCGCTTGGGGCGTGAAGGATGCCGCCAAAACCAAGCATAGTCCAGCAATAGTGTGCCGGCATGGTGGCATGTCACGCCGTATTTGTCACCCGCGAACCATCAAATGCGGGCAAGTTGGGGTAAGAGTGGCCAAGGCGTTGCGGGTTCCCGACAACGGCGGGCCGTTTAGTCGAATTCCTGTACTACCTGGTCCATTGCCGCCAGCAAGTCGGCCGACAGCGTTGCGACGGCGTCGACCGAGTCCTGGCGGGCCAGCTCGTATTTGCGCATCCGCAGCGCGGCCAGTGCCGCCCGTGCCTGATGCAGGCGTTCTGCCTGCGTCAGGATGCTATCGGCCGCCGCCTGGGGAGCTTGAGCGCTGGCCTCGGCATAGCTGGCGAGATAGGTATCCGCGTCGCCCTGATAGGCCGCATCGCGATAGCGCCGGGCGGCGGCTTCGCGCTGGGCGTATTCGGCCTCGAAACGGGTCCAGCGGGCGTAGATCTCTGCTGCATGATCGTCGAGCCGAGCAGTGGCGGCAGCAATGCAGTCGGCCAGCTGCCGGGCCGCACCGTCCGCATCGAGCCGCCAGGCGTCCTGCTGCCAGACATGATAGGCGCTGGGGCGCGGCTGCTCGGTGTAGCCCACCGGCAGTGTGCCGAGGCCGTCCCAGTCGGCGAGACCGGCACCGTGGGCATCGAGCGCGATGGCCTGACCATCGGCGCAGCGATACAGCGTGGCGCCGCGCCAGTCGCGCACCGCTTTCCAGCCGCTGTCGGGTTGGCCGAACGCGGCGATGCGGGTGACAAAACCGGTGGGCAGGTCGGCCGGTGGTGCCACTCTAGTGGTCTGGCCGGCGGCGTAGTCGAGTGGGTAGGTGGCGAGGCCGTTGTCAGCGTAGGCGTGGAACTGGGTGGTGGCGGTCATGGTTTAGCCCCGGCGGATGAAGGGTTTAACGTGGATGTTCTTGACTAGGTTTTCTGCTCCGCCGCTGAAGTTGGTTCGATACCGGTTATATCTCCATGCGCCAAGGTTGGTGCCACCAACGTTGTCGGTCGAAGCAATGGCATCACCACTGTTGTCATTGAGTATGAAGACGACACTTGGGTTCGCGACGTCGAATGTATCGATGAAGTGGGCATGTGAAGCGACGCTATCTCCACTAGTACTCCTGACTACTTGTTGGCCAATAGAGACTCGGCCCGAACCTTCATCGGTGTAGCGTTCTACCCAGCCACGGGCATCGGGGGCCGCACTCCCATACAGCGCAAACAGGATCGGCGACGTGGCCGCCGACAGCGCCTGCCCGCTGGCCAGCACCACCCCGCGCGGCGGCGTCGCCACGTAGCCGGGGCGCACCGCGTAGTAGGCGTAGTCGTGACCCGGCTGATCGTCGATCAGCACCAACGTATTGCCGTCGAACACGAACTCCATGGTGTCATCGAGATAGAGCAGGCCGATATTGGCGAGGCCGCCGCACACGCCGGCGAAGCTCTTGCCGGCCGGCGGCTTCAACTGCACGTCGTGGCTGCCGGCGTCGATGCGCTTGAGGAAGAAACGCGCGCCGGACGGCACGCCGCTGGTGTTGAAGCTCAGCGTCGCCGCCACGCTGGTGTTGGCCAGCACCAGGCCCATCGTGGTGATGTCGAGGTTGGCCGAAGCGGTCAGCGTGGCGCTGATGCCGCTGCCGGCGCGCAACGCATCGCGACTGCGCAACGGCGTCATCGCCAGACTGTTGTCGCTGCCGGCATACGCAGCCGCCTGGGTAGCCAGCGCGATGCCGTAACCGGCCAGCGTATTCGGGCGGGCGCTGGTGCTGCCCCAGGCCAGTGTCTTGATCGCATCGGCCAACTGGTTCTGCTTGTTGGCATCCGGGGTCAGGCCGGCGGCGCTGATCGCCGCGATCAGTTCGTTCTGCACTGCATTGAGCCAAGCGGAGCTGAGAATCGTGCCAAGTTCGCCGGTGGCAGGGTTGCCGTCGTGGAACTGGCCGTCCAGTGTGTTGATCGTCTGCATGTCGATGCCTCCAAGGGCGGGGTGGCAACGTGCGCGGTCAGCGGGGCGCACGGGCCGGGTCAGCAAAAAACCGGCAACGTGGCCGGACGAGTCGTCTGTGGCGACTTGGGGGGAGATTGTCCGGGCCGGCGCTGGCCGCGTTTAGCTGACAAGGCGCAGGGGGAAACGGGAAGCGGTCACTGTTGAAATCGGTCGTGGCGTGTCCGGGACCGGGGAGGTTCAGAGGGGCATCGCCACGCATGGCAACATCAGGCGTGGCGGTATTGGCGCATGCTTGCGGAGGAGGCGGTCGGCTGAAAGGTTGGAGGCCGCTATGTGCTGGCGTGATGAATGAGCCCGGTGCGGGCTCGTCATCGGGGAGGGGGCGGCGCGTGACTGCGCCGGCCGTGGTGCAGGGCTTGTGTGTGGTGGACTGGAATTGAGGGGGGCGGGCCAGAAGGGCTGGCCGGTCGTCATGCCAGGTTGGCCGAACGCGCTTGTCGTGTTCTCAGGAGCGGCAAGCGGCGTTCGGCCAAGCTCCTTTAGTGCGTCGTTGAGGCGGCTGTCGCTATATCGCTTTGCAGGGCCGCGATGACTGCTTCGGCCTGAGCCTGGGCGGCGGCTTCGTCGACGGCACTGCGCACCGACTCCTTGCCCTTCAGGCGCCGGTCGCGAATCGCGTACAGCGCGGCGTTCCAGCGTGCCGCCTCGGCGAGGATGTCATCGGCGGCCTGGCGTGCCGTCCAGCTCTTGGCGTCGGCCCAGCTGGCGACCGCCGGCGGCACAGTACCGGCGTAACTGGCATCGCGATAGGCCTGCGCCTCGTTCTCTGCACGCTCGTACTCGACCACGCGCAGCGCATCACCGGCCACCGCCAGGCGGGCGGCATCGGCCGCCGCGTCGATGGCCTGGCAATGCGCGGCCTTGGCGCTTACCAGTAGTGCTGCCCGACGTGTCGGGTCTAGCAGCCAGGCGTCGTTTTGCCAGACATGCGCGGCAGTGGGGCGCGGCAATGGCGTCGCGTCGAGGTCGGACGGCGTCTGGTCGAGGGTGACTGGTGACACCAGGCTGCCGTCGGCAGTTCGGTACAGCGGAACGTCGCGCCAGTCGGGTTGGACAGTCCAGGCATCGTCCTGGCGTACGGCGGCTTCGTGTTCGCCAGTCGTCGGTGGGGCTTCCGGTGTCGCGCCGTGCGGAATCAGGTATTCACCCGGCTGCAACGGATCCAGGTCGGCCAGCGAGTTGCCGAGGTATTCGCCGGTGGTGGGGTGGAAGTGATAGATGGTCAGGGTCATGGCGAATCCTCAGTATTTGATGCAGGCGAGCAGGGCGAGGTTGCGGGGGCGGACACGACCCCAGTAGTTGCTGTCAGGCAGCACTGTCGCATTGGGTACGTAGTAGATATCGCGCACGGCTCCATCGGAAGGGTCAAAGTTGCAATTGGCGAGGTTGCCAATCCCATGCACTGCAGGAGCAATGCCGTTATCCCCCGTGATATGGCTACCTTGCTGGAATGCTCCCAAGGTACGACTCGTGTCCACTCCCCGCCCATCATCCCACCCACGTACGAACTCCCCGCGCAGGTCCGGCAGGTTGAACGTGGTCGAGCCGTCACCGGTGCCATAGGTAGTCCCGATCGCGGCGAACAGCGCGGCATAGGCAGTGCGGTTGACTGCTGCGCCGTTGGCTTTCAACCAGCCGGCAGGTGAGTTGGCCATGGCGAAGTGAGCGACCAGTCCGGCTGGGGAGACTCCATCCTGTACGCACAAAACATTGCTACCCTCGGCGGCAATGTCCTTTGCTTCACCAGGGTTTAGTACCACCCCAATTCCGGCCGCCGTTTTGATCGTGACGGGGTAGCCGCCTGTGGTGTAGTTACGGACCCACCAGCGCCCGACATGTCCATTTGGGACGATGACGGTTCGAGCGCCAGTCAGTGTGCCTTGCAGGTCGAAGAAGGTGCCGGACAGATCGTCGGCGGACAGTGTGATAGGGCCGCTGCCTGCGATGTTCTTTGCCTTCCATTTCGGCGCGAGATAGCGCAGTGTGGCTTCGTCGCTGTACTCGCGATGCGGGAAGGCGCTGACCTTGATATTACGGGCAGCAGCATTGTTGGATACCACGTTGTCCAACACTAGCCGTACCTTGATATAGGCCGTGTTGGAAGGCGGTGTTTCGGCCGCTGCGTAATAGCGGGTCCAACCGCGTCCATTGGTGGCACTCAGATTCGGGCCATCTCCCAGTACATTCCATCCGGAGTCCAGGTATTGAATGTCCAAGTAGAAGGCCCCGGATGTCACGCCACCTGCAAACATTTCAGCAGAGAGATAAATATTACTCGTGGACCTCCACAGGATCGGGTCGGAAATCTGTACCTTGGTGGCAGTACTAGATAGTGTCGGCATGACGAAATAGCTGCCGTCTCCAAATTGGCTAAGGGTCTCAACCCACCCACCATCAAATGTCCAACCGATGGCCCCAAGTGCTCCGGTTGAGTTGACAAGCACGTTCTGGCCGACTTCTTTGACGCCATCGTTTGGGTTCTGTAGCTCCCACCTATCAAGCGCACTGTCGAAGACCAAATCGAGCCAGTGTCCGGAGCCGACAATATCGCCGGGGGCGAGTGAGTAGCCGCCGGCCTTGGTGATGGCTTTGGCTACGGCACCGTCAGTTTTGAGGGTCGGGCTGGTGATGGAGTTAGGCCCTATTGCGCGTACCAGTACTCGCAAGCCATTGGTCAGCGTGCTAATCGCCGGGGTGAAAGTGGCTGTAATCGCATTGGGGCTGCCGGTGGTATTAGTGGCAGTCGCCGCCACTACCATTTTCTTGATGGCCTCTGTGACTTGGGTTTGCTTGTTCTGGTCCGGTGCGATGTTGCCGGCCGCCAGTACCGACAGCAGTTCCGCCTGGATGCTGTTGAGCCAGCTGGCTGGCACGATGGTGCCCAGTTCCCCGGTGGAGGGATTGCCGTCGTGGAATAACCCGTCCTGGGTGTTGATCGTCTGCATCTGTCCTATGCCTTCGAGTTGAGATGAGCGGGGCGGTGGGCCTGGGCGTCTGGCGCCTCTTGTCTGGTCCTGCCATCCCTAGGAAAAGTCAGGCCGGCGATGACGGCCGGCACTGACAGGGTCGCGTTGCGCGATGGGGGGTATTTTGCGTAGGTGCTCGCAGACGAAGCAGTTGCTGCTTGTCAGTGGGGTGGGGGATGGGCGTGCTGCCAGACGGGGTGTAGTGGCAGTCTCTTTTGCAAGGGCGAAGTAGTGCAAAAAGCGGACCGCCGAGGTGGTCCGAGAAGGCTGACAGACAGACGAAAGGTTGGACGAATGGCTCAGGCGATGCGGGCCTGACCGCTGGACGGAGGCAACATCCACAGATGCTGTGGCGTGACCCGGCGCAGGCAGTCGGAACGGAACAGCGGTGAACCAGCTTGCTGGAACGACCAAGCCACCAGTTCGGAGCAGAACCAGGCGTCGTCGCGTTGCCAGTCGCGATGTAGGCCTAAGCCGACCAGCGCGCTGTAGTCATAACGCTTGCCGAGCTGGCTGACTGCCGCTTCGACCACCGTGCTGGCATCGACCACTGGTAGCGCGACGAAGGCATGGCGACTGGTGTTGCTCAATGCTTCGGCCAAGCTTTGACGCCGCACTCCGTGGCCGGCGGCGGCTTCGATTACGCTGTCGCCGTCGACCAGTGCCACATGGCTCCAGGCAGACCAGGTACCCGCGCGGATCAGCCAGGACAAAGGCAGCCGAGTGGTGGTGAACAGCAGAGTGGCGTGGGGCTTGGTGTCACCCTGGATGCTCGAGATGCCTTGGCGCAACTCCCCCGAGTGTCTTTCAACGGCTTGCTGCAAGAGGGTCATGGCCACTGAATCGCCTCGACTTCTTCAACGGTGGTTGCACTCTCGACTTGGCTCTTGAGCTGACGCGCTGTGTTATGCAAGCTGGCCGCATGGGTGGCCAGTGCAATTGGCATGCCGAGTAGCTCGGTTGCGTTCAAGGTGATCGTGCTGTTGTCGGCCGCCGTCCATTCGATTTCGAAGGGGCTGTTCGTGGCCAGTGCGGATTGTGCGGCCAGGGCGGCGGCGGTGATGCGTTGAACCGAGAGTGGGTTGGAGTCGAATAGTTTGTCCAAGTAGGGGAAGCCCGCTGCTTCGCGGCGATCCCGCTCTTCATTTAGAGCAGTAAGGCGTTGCCACTTGAGGAGCGCGAGGTCGGGAGCCGGTGCAGCATAGGGAACGATCTGACCATCCTGGACCATCAACTCCCCTTCCTGCAGGAGGGACCAATCCGCGATCGTGCAGCGGTGCAAGAGCGAAGCATCAGGTAAATGATGGGCGTGCGTGTCGGTATCGATCCATTGCAGGATGCGGCCATCGTTGGGGTCGTAATAGGCAAATTGACTCATGTTTTTCTCCATTACCATTCGATGAGGATCAGGCCTGGTGCACCATTGGCACCGGCAATACCCAAGTTGTTCACGCTGGATGCAAATCCCCCACCTCCCCCGCCACCAAAGGCTCCTCCAGCGGTGGAAACGTTGCCTCCCCAATACCAGTTGGAAGTGCTACCCCCTCCGCCAAATGGCGACGAGCCTCCGATACCACCTGGGTAGCAAACAGATATGGTAGGGCCGCTGCACCCAATGGAACCGTAGGGGTAGCCACCACCGCCCCCCCCAGGACCTGCGGTATTTCCCCACACAGAAGGATAGGTACTGCTACCTCCGCCACCACCACCACCGATTAGCGCTAGACCGACTTCGGTAATTGTGGTGTTGCCGCCGGCTGTGCCGCTATTACCTTGACTTCCATTGCTGTTCGCCGGGCCTCCCAGACCTGCCGCCCCTCCCGCACCGATCACGATGGTGAGCTTCTGCCCAGGCGTTACCGTGAAGGGTTGGCGGATAACACTCTGACCTGCACCGCCGCCGCCGGCTGCGGCCATCCAGGAGCTGCTGCCACTACCGCTGCCCCCTCCGCCGCCGCCACCCGCGCAACCAGACACATAAACCGTCGTGACTCCGGCCGGAATGGTGAAGCTACCGTTGGCTGTGAAGCGGGCGATACCCTTGCCGGTGTAGAGACCAGTGTTTAGTGCCGCCATCGTGGCGAGTTGTGGGGTATTTGTGCCGGGAGCTGCAGTTGGTGCTGTCGGGGTGCCAGAGAGCTGCACCCCGGTCGGAGTAAATCGTGCGGTCTCGATAGCGTTGTTTACGGCTCCGAAGGAACCGTCGTTGATATGCCAGAAGCCGGTATCGGGCGCGCCGTCGTTGGCAAATGTCAGGCCCGGTGAGGTTTTCGTTCCCTCTGGAATGGTTACTTGCCCGGTGAAGGTTGGCGATGCCGACGTAGCCTTCTGTGCCAGGGCCGCGGCAAGCAGTGTTTTCAGCTGGTCGTTCTTGCTAGGGTCGGCGGTGCCACCAAGGCCGCCCAGCAAGTTCTGCAGCTCAGTCTGCATCGAGTTCAGCCAGACAGCTGGCACGATGGTGCCGGGTTCGCCGGACGCCGGGTTGCCGTCGCGGAACAAGCCGTCCGACGTGTTGATGATCTGCATGAATCAATCCTCCTGATAAGCGAAGTAGACGAAGGTGTGCGCCGGCTTCAGCGCGTCGAAAATGTCCTCGATGACCGGGTCGCCGAACTGGGTGAGTCGCTCGCCGGCGGCACTTTGCCCGGCGCGGAAACGGTAGGCGCGTACCGCGCGGCCGCGCACTACCACGCGCCATACCCACAGGATGTCGGCGGGCTGTAGGCGCTCGCCGGCGCGGTTGATACCGGCGCGGTAGGGCTGCGGTTCGTCGATGGCGATGGTGTAGCCGAGGCCGGCGGCGAGGCGGGTGAAGTAGGGGATGGACAGGCCGCCGGTTTCGGCCAACTTGGCCAACACCCCCTGCTGGCGCGCCTGGTAGGTGGCGTCAGCCGATGGGCTGAGGCCGCAGACGCGTTCCCATTCGGGCAGCAGTTGCTCGGCGAAGAACGGGGTGAGGGCGCCCTTCGCGCGGGCCAGGTTGGTGGCGCTGGTGTCCAGTGCGTTGCCGTCGGCGGCCAGCTCCGCCGCCAGGCGCGGGGCACCGGGGGCATAGCTGCCGGGTGGCATCAACAGGGTGAGCAGGTCGCGATGCTTCATTTGCTCTCCTTGGGTATCAGGCTGACCACCACCTTGCCCAATCGCACCCATTCGACCTTGGTTTCATCGCTGACCGGTTTGACGTTGGCCGAAGGCTGCAGCAACTGGCGGTCGGCTACGCCGCTGATGTCCGACACCAGCGCTTCCAGGCGGCTGCGGATGGCGGCGTCGCCGGGAGCGAGCTGGGTGAAGTAGTCGGCGAGCCCGGCGGCGATCTGCGCCTGGGCGGCGGCCAGGGTCAGGCCGGACAGCTCGACGTTGACGGCGACGTCGACCACTTTAGGGGTGGGCGCCAGTACCAGGCAGTTCTTGGCGGTGACCGGGCGTAGCTCGTCGATGTGGGCTTGTACGGCGGTCAGGGTGGCGGGCGAGGGCAGGTCGCCGGCGGCGGTGACCACCACGTCGACGGTGCCGAAGCCGCGGCGCAGTGGATAGACGTAGGCGGCCGATACGCCGGGGGTTTCCAGTGCCCAGCGGCGGTAGTCGGCGCGGTTGCCGCCGGCTGGCGGGCGGCGGATCAGCTCCAAGAGGCGCGCCAGCAGCTCGGCGTCGGATTCCTCGTCGACCCCGCCGCTCATCGCCACGATGCGCGCCTGGCTGGCGAAGCCGGCCGGGGCTGCGGTGAGGTCGAGCGGACTGTCCGGGTCGGCATTGCCGGCCACGCCGGCGAGATCTGCCTGGGCGGTGACCACCGCGTTGCCGGTCGCATCCAGTGTGGCGGCGGCGCTGGTGGTGTAGCGCTGACTGCCGAGCTTGGCGGCGATGCCGGCCGGCGCCTTGGCACCGGGGGTGCCGCTAAGGCGCAGCGTGCCCTGGGCGGCTACCGGCGGCTTACGGGCCAGGCCGCGCACCCGGGCGTGCAGTTCGAGATAGTCGCGGTCGGCGCTGTCGGGGAAGATCTGCCGCACCAGCCAGGACTGGTGCTGGTACAGGCCTTCCACCGCGCTGGCGGTGGCACTGGAGCGGACATAGAAGTCGCTGTCCGGGCCGATGTCGGCGTCGGGCAACTGGTTTTTCAGATCGCGCAGCAGCGTGTCGCGCAGGCTGGCGTACGGGGGAATGGCAAACGGCATCAGGCGACCCTCACAGGATGTTGGAAATGCTGAACGCGACCGCTGGCGTCCTCGACCTCGATGGCCAGCAACAGCCGGCCGGGGGCGTCGCGGTTGGTAGTGACGTCGATGCGCCGGGCTCGTCCGTCGGCGAGCAGCGGGTCCAGCGCCTGCTCGCAGTACTGGCGGGCCAGCACGGCGACGCGGGCGAGGTCTTTTTCGCGGGTGAGTTCGTGCAGTCGGGAGCCGAGACCCGGTTCGGCCCACCAGCTACCCAGCGGCGTCATCAGCCGCAGGTAGACCGCGTTGGCCAGGGTGTCGGTACGGGTACCGGCGTAGTCGCCGGTGAGCGGGGAGATATAGGCGTCCATGGCTCGCATTGTGGCGGCCGGGCGCTTGGGGGTTGAGGTGGCAGCGGTCAGTGGGAAGGGGGCTGGTGGCTTTGCCAGGAGGGGCGGGGATCGGCTGGGCGTCGCCGATCAATGCTGTGCCGCAGCCTTGGGCAGGTGCGCTAGCGCAGGCAGGACGGTCAGGCTGCGGGGCGCCTCCAAGGGCGGCCCCCGAAACGCACAGCAGCGATCCGGCCGTCGCTCGGATCGCTGCATGGATAAAAGGTTGGCCGAACGTGTTGTTCGGCCAACCTGGCACAGCTTGCTCGTTGACCGGCGTTTAGCGCGGCGGGCCGGTCACCCCGCCGGAATCGCCCGGATGGGTGTGGTTCATCAGGCTCTTGCCACCAGCCACTACGTCGCCGCTGGTGGTCAGGCTGCCGGTCACCTTGGCGCCGCTGCCACCCTGGATCGCCATCCCGCCGTTGCCGCTGATCTGGCCCTGCGCCACCAGCTCGGCACTGGCGGTCAGCTGTGGGGTGGTGAACGCCGCCTTGCTCGATGCGTTTACCTCCCAGCTCTTGCAGTTCACCCGGAACACGTCGCACTCGGTCTCGATCACCCGGCCGCGTTTGAGCACGATCTTGGCGCCCTCGTCGGTGTACAGCGCCACCTCGCCCGGCTGCAGTGCCTTGAGCCGGTAGCTGCCGTGTTCGGTGGCGACGATGATGCCGTGGCTGGTCTGGCCACCTAGTGGCAGCACCACCGCCATCGTGCCCGGCAGTGGGGTGGAGGTGAAGCCGTAATGCTGGAACAGCTCGCTGTCCTGCAGCCGCTCGCCGGCCAGGGCATCGGTCTGCACCAGCTGCACCGGGCTCTGGCTGTTGGCCTGGGCGAGTACGCCGCGAAAGGCCTGGCGTACGCCGTTCAGCGCGCGCTGAATGCGTCGGTCCACGTCATGCCACATGGGTCTGCTCCTTTTGTTTACCGCCGGCGCCTGGGTTCCACAGCCGGTCCTCCTTCAGCGTCAGCGTGGTGGTGGTGCCGCGCCCGCGGCCGCCCTGGAAGCGCCGCGCCATCAGGAAGAACACCGCGTCGATGTCGTGTGGTTCGCTGATCAGGTGGAGGCGCTGGCCGGGCTGCCACAGCAGGCCGTCGGCGGTGCGGTGACCGGTCACGGTGGCGCTCAGGTCCAGCGCGCCCAGCCGCGCGTCGTTGATCAGCTTGTCGGCATAGGTCTGCGCCGCCTCGGCATTGGCCACGTCGGGTGCCACCACGGTCAGCGGACGATAGAAGCCCACCGTGCGGTCGTAGGCGGTGGCTTGCACAGAACTTGCGCCGTCGCCGGCAGCGGTGCCGTGGCTTTGACCCAGCACGTTCACCTCCGAGTAGCGGCGGACCACGCTGCGGCGTTGCTCCAGCGACAGCAGATTGTTGCCGACGCCGCTGTCGTGCAGCACCAGGCTGGCCACCGGCGATGCGTCGTAGTCGGGGCCGCCGACCACCAGGGTGCCATCTGGCTCGAACCACGGCCACAGCCCCTGGGCCTTGGCCAATCGGGCGATGACTTCCCAAGCGGTGGCTCCCGGTTCGATGTCGACCTTGTCGAGTTGCGGGTCGTTGGCACTGCGCAGCTCGACCTTGCTCAGGCCGAGCGGGCGCGCCAGGCTGGCCAGTGCCTCGGACAGCGCGGCGCGGCGGCCGTTGAGCTGCGGTGCACTGCATTCGAGCAGGATGGCGGCGCCGTCGCGGCCATTGATTTCCAGGCTGTGCTGGCCGCGCTGGATGCTGTGGCGCACCTCGTCGATGCGGCCGGTCATCACGGTGTCGGCACCGACCCGTACCTCGACCGGCGCGCCAGGTGCCACCTGCGGCGGAAACTGGCCGCCGGGCAAGCCCAGCGTCACCTGCCAGGCATCGGCCGGTTCAGTCAGGCTGGAGTCGATGCTATAGCTGCTCCAGTCGCGGTGGACGCGGCCGCCGATCAGCAGGCTGACCCGATTCGGGTCCTGCTTCGGTAACTCGATGGGGTTAGCGGGCATAAGCATTCAGCGTGTCTCCGGCTTGCAGGGCGTTGGGATTGGCCAGCTGCGGATTGAGGCGGGTCAGCTCGGCGGCGCGTTCGGCATCGCCGTACCAGCGGTAGGCGAGCAGACGCAGATTGCTGGCGGCTTCGACGCGGCGAGTGATCAGCGGCGGGCGGGCGTCGATCAGTGCGATCGCGGCGTTCTGCAGGCCCAGCGCCACGTCCTTCAGCGCCTCGGTCACCGGCCGCGCCGCCTCGACCGGATAGCGGTCGCGGTAGGCCTGCAGCGCACCCTGCAGCGCGGTGCGTACGTCGTCGGTGATCATCTCGATATCCTGCGGCGAGCGGCTCGGCGCCTTGGCCTCTGCGGCCAACAGCGCGGCGGCGGTGTCGGCCAGCGTGGTGGCGCTCACCAGCTTCAGCAGCGCACCGAGCCGGGCGACGTCGTCGGCCTGGGCCGGGATCGGTTGCGCGGCGCCCTGGGCATCGCCACCGACTGCGCCGCTGGCCACTTGATCGGCCAGGCTGCCCAGGCTCCCCAGTGTGCTGACCAGGGTGCGCCAGTCGGACTGGCGGCCTACCTCGGCAAAGCGCGGTTGGGTGGCGACGTTCTGCAGCAGCGCAACGATGTCGCCGGCGAAGCCACGTGGCGCAACCAGCGGGTCGAGTGCACCGATCAGCGAGCCCGGCAGTAGCCTGCGCAGCGAGTTGAGTGTGCCGACCAGCACCTGGCGCAGCGCCAGCAGCCGCGACAGCGGCACCGCGTTGCGCAGCGCATCGAGCGCCTCGGCAAAGGCCTCGATGCCCAGTTCGCGCGCCAGCTTGGATAGCTGGGCCAGCGCTTCGGCCAACTGCTGCGGCAGCTGCAGCAGGAACAGTGGGTCGGCCGGGGTGGCCTCGACAAAGCTGATCGCCACTGTGCAGTGGTCCGGCGTCTCGGCGTCGTGGCTGATCTGGTAGTCCTGCAGCTGGGCGCGGCGGATCGAACCGAACACCGGGTGCACCAGTTCGCCGTAGCCGGGTAGGTCGAGAGCGGCGATCAACTGGCGCAGCCGGCGCTCGTAGTCCTGCCCCCACAACACCGCGGTCAGCTTGACTTGGCGTGCCTTGCGGCCTAGGTCCTCGACATCGGCGCCGTCGCGATATGGGTACTCGTGGCTGGCGGTGTCGCGCTGCGTCGAGTCGCTGGTGTTCTGGCAGTCGAAGCGCACGCCGCGGAACGAGGCGTCCTGTAATTGGGTGTGCCAGCTCATGTCAGCTCCTCCTTGCGTTGAGTTGGTTGGCGTTGTTGACGGCGGCGGTGAGGTTGCCGTTTTGTACGTCGACGACGATCTGGATAGGCTGGCTTAGAGGGGCCAACGCAGCGTTCAGCTGGCCAATCAAGGCCGACAGCTGAACCAGTTGTGCATCCAGATTGCCGGGGCCGGATGATTGGGGGGCATTGGGTGAGGTCTGAGCCTGTTTAGGCGGGGCTGGCTGGTCGGTTTCTTCTGTTGCTTTCTTGGCCCCTGCTTGTTGTTTGGCTTGATCCTTCTCGGTCTCTCGTTTTCTTTTTTTCTCCTCTTCTTCCTTTTTCTTGTCGTCAGCGTCTTTTTTCTTCTTGGTTTCGTCCTCTTTTTTTCTTTTGGCTTCGGCTTCCTGTTGTTGTTTTTTTGTTTCGTCGCTGTTTTTCTTGACCACGGACTCCGTCTTTTCTTTTGCTGTTTGTGCCGCTGGTTTGCTTTGACTTTCTGATGGGGTGGTGCTGCCCGGAGTCGGCATGTTTCCGAGGACGGCCATCCTCCGTGCATCGTCTTTAGATAGGCCTTGCGCAAGCAGATTCTTATAGTCTTCTCTCGTCTTTAGTAAGGCGGTTTTTGCTTCTTCGGTCGATATGTGTGCCTTGTTTCCGGCTTTCTTGTCGTAATAGCTTCTTCCATCTTTATTGGGTGCGGCGATGCTAGCCCATTCTTTGGATAGTTCTAATAGAGCAGCATCCAAAGTGCCATTATCTAGGTTTTCGGAGGTGATGGCCTTGTTGATGCCTTTTCTTTTGGTTTTAATTAGGTGTTCGCTGAATATTCTGTCCTGCAGCTCGGGAGTGAGTTTGTCGGTGTCCTTCAGTTTTAAATGCTGCATTGCCTCCTTTAGTGTGTCTGGTGTCATCTGATATCTGCCGATGGCGAGTAATTTTTCTTTGTCGCCTTTTTTTTGCTTTGTCTTGCCTTGATCTCTCCCAGGGTCATTTTAGAGAAGTCGATTTTTTCATTTACCGAGTCTCCAGCTATTCCCCGGTTGAATGATTGATAGTCACCTTCCCCTTTGCCAATTAATTTGGCAAGTGCACCGCTAGCGGGCTTTTCTTCGGATTTTTTGGTGTTGCTTGTATTTTTGGCCTGCGCACCTTTTTCCTCCTTCGGAGAGGATGTGTTAGCCGGCATCACCTCGGAAAGTGCTGCACCTGCTTCTTGCTTTTGGTGGTGCTGTGATTGTTCTTTGCTTTCATTATTTGCAGCTGAGCGGGCTTTGGCTGCTTCTGCGGACATGTTTACTTCGATTTTTCCAGATGCAATATCCGCGATGTATTTTTTATAAGTTTCTTCATCCGTTTCTACGTGAGAGTGAACGGCGTATTTTTTTTCTCCATTTTTCCCGGTGCCATGTTGAATGCCTAACCCTTGGCCATACTCAACTTTGGCGCCGTTTTTGAAAGTTGCCGTATCTGGCTTGATATGATGTAGTTTTGCAAGTAATACCTTGTCTTTACCTTTTCCCTTATCGTATATGTTGATTGTTCCATAGTTTTTGTCGTAAGTTGCATATCCGGTTACAGGGGATGGGACATGAACATCTCTACTGCCTTTATCGTCAGTAAGAATGAAGTCTTTCTTGATGTTGTTCTTGTTGGTAGAGGAAATCTCTTCTAGTTTTCCATGTGCCGTTTTATAGCTTCGGCCGCTTTCCTTGCCGGATCTGGGGTGATGCTTGACCAAATCTTCATAGCGGGTCACAGGTTTATTGCCGGTTGTGCCGCCGGCATCTTGTTCGATTTTATATTTTGACATTTTCTTTCCTGAGCAATAATTGACCAGTAAAGTGGCAATGCCTCCTGCTGCAGTGGAAGAAAACTGTTCTTCGGTAGCACAGTTATTCACTAGACAGGAGGAGGGGGTGGCATTAAGGAAGCCGGTCCATAAAGGACAGGGCTTCCTTTTAATCTAGTTTTTAGGTAGGAAACTCAGCGGTTTACTCCACCACTTTCCGCAGCGACACCAATTTGATGTCACGCTTGGCCTCGGCATCGACGCCGTATTTCTCGCCAACCTCCAAGGTGAAGCAGTCGAGGTAGCTGGTGCGCTTGCCGCCTGGGGTGAGCGGGTATTCGGTCAGCTTGGCGCCGTCGACCGCTTCCCAGTCCAGGTCGCCATTCAGCGGGATGGCGACGGTCAGCGACAGCTCGTACTCGCTGACGCCGCGAGCGAAGCCGCGGGCGCGGCCGGTGCTGTTCATGGTTTTCACGACTTTGCGGCCGGTCTTGCTCGATACGTTCAGATCGATGACTTCGATTTCCTGACCGTTGACTTCCAGCACGATGGCGCCAGCGTATTGTTGAAGTGCCATGGATTCGTTCTCCGTATTGGTTCAGCTAAGGCTGTGATCGGTATGAGCCGCGCGGTGGGGTTGGGGTTACCGCGTGGCAAGGTAGGTGCGGTGCGCTCAGGGGCTTGGCCCTCGCGCACCAGGGCGCTTACAGCAGCAGGTCGATGCGACCGGCGAACACGTGCAGGCCGTTGACCACGTCCACCGGGATCTTGGCGTCCAGGCGGTTGGCGTCCTGGCTGTCGCGCTCGACGATCAGGCCGTCCTTGTTGGCCTCGACCGCCTCAACGATTTCCAACTCTTCCAGCTTCAGCAGCACGTCCAGCAGCTCCGAGCGCACTTTCGGCGGGGTTCGTTCGGACAGCTTTTCACGCGGGAAGCGCAGCGCGATGCGTTCGCGGCAGGCCTTGCGGACGTAGTCCAGGGTGCGGATGGTGGTGATGTCGAGCAGCGATACGTCGTCGACGCCCTGCGCGTCCTTGGTGTAGGTGGACACCGCGCGGACGATCTGCACTTGGTCGCCCGGGCCGACTTCCAGCGGGGTCAGGCCGCTGTAGAGGGCGTTTTCCTGCTCGGTGCGGGTGGAGCGCTGGTCGACGCCGACGATGTCCAGACCGTTCAGGGCCAGGGTGTTGAGCGGACGGGCCGGGTCTTCCTCGCTGGCGATCACGGCGGCATAGGCGGCAGCCAGTTCGCCCGGCAGCTTGCCGGAGCCGCGGTACCACGCGCCGGTGAGGCGGCCGCTGTTCACCTGGGCGGTCAGTGCCGACGCGGTGCTCAGGTTGCCGGCGATGCCGAACACGCCGATCGCGCCGCGCTGCTCCAGCGGGCCGGACACGAAGTCGAGGTGGCTGCGCAGCGCGGTCAGCACGGTCTGGTTGGCCTGCGGGGCAACGATGATGTGGTGGCCGGCTCCGGCGATCGCGGTCAGGGCCGGGGCGTAGTCCGGGTCCAGGGTGCCGCCGGTGAAGGCGGCCACTGCGGCGGTCAGGCCCGGGGCGGTGCTCTGCACCGCGATCTTCAGGTCGTTGCCGATGGTGCCCTTGTGGTAGGCGGTGTGGGTGATCACTCCGGTAGCGGCGACACTGGTTACTGGGATTTCAGTGCGGGCCGATACGACGGCGGCCAGCTTGGTGGCGACGGCGGCCGCGGCGTCGCCCGAGGCGACGGCCACGTCGACACGGCTGGCGCCCAGGGTCAGCGACACGACGCCGGCGCCGGTGGCGGTACCGGTGAGGGTAGTGGTGCCGGTAGCGGCGGTGGCGCCGCTATTGTCGGCCACCGCCAGGGCGGTCAGCTGCAGGTAAGGGTTGGCGGTGATCGCGGCGCGCACCATCAGGTGCAGCTGCGAGCCGACGCCGAAGGCCTGGGCGGCCTGGGTGTCGCTGAACACGTCGAGCGGGGCGAGCGGCGCCTGGGTGCCGGCGGCCAGTTTCTGGCCGAGGATCAGCACGCGCTGCAGGTTGCCCGGCAGGGTGCGCACCGCCAGGCGGGTGTTGAATTCGAAATACTTGCCCGGTTTGCGGATGCTGGCCGGGATGTTGTCGAAACTGATGTTGGGACTGGCCATGTAGGGCTCCTAGGTTGCGGGTCGGTCTGGGGTGAAGGGGCCGCCGTCCGTGTGGACGA